CGTTCCACCGCGAGAAATCTGCTCGCTGGCATACTTGCCAAGATACTGGCCCTCGACCGTCACACGGTCGCACCAGTAGCAGATGCCACCTTCCAGTGCAGAAACCATGATGTCATCAACATCCTGCTTGGTCAGCCGGACCGTAATCTCTGCATGAACCTCGAACTTCTTTTCATCGGTCATCTTTCTTCATCCTTTCCTCAAATTGTCGGGTCAAAAATCAGGCCATCCCACTTGCCGTTCAGACGGTCGGGGTACTTTCCGGTCGGAACCATATACTTGTCCGGGACTTCCGGCGGCAACGGCCGCTCGTTCCTCAAATCCATACCAGCGTCGAACATCGAGAGCTGCACGGTCTGGTTGGTGCGTTCCCGCAGGAGCCGATACCAGTAGATGATGTGGTTCCGAACAAGGTTCAGATTCACGCCATCCGGCCATGCAGGGTCAGAACAGCCGTTCTTCTTCAGGTCATCCCAGTGCTTATACTCAGCGTCCAACTGCTTCCTGATCTGAGCTTCATTCATCTCCTCAGGGGGAATATAGCGGCTCACAGGTGCGCCTCCTTTCGGCGCTCATCGGCGATGACATCAGCGGTAATGCGGTCAACGCCGAGCTTTTCGAGCTGCCGGTAAGCTGCTTCCTTTTCCTGCGGGCAGTCGGCCCGGACGAGATCATCAATCATGTCACTCAGCATACGCCAGCCTCCTCTCTGGTGATAGTTCCGTGAGTCCACGGCCCGGTGCGAACGCCAATGCTAGGCAGGCGGGCCAGCAGAGCCTTTTTCATGTCATCAAGGTATCCCCGGTAGCGCCGCTTCTGAAGACCGGCCAGCCATGCGCTCTGACAGTCGGAGTAGCCGTCTTTCTGAATAAGCTCGACGGCCAGCGACCACTCGTTGTCCTCCACACAGATGTAAAACAGCTCGTTTTCGAGGATGACCCGACGCTCATTGCCGAGCCAGACGTTCGAGTTGGCCGCAGGCTGGAAGCTGGGGCAGAGCTTCCGCAGTTCGGCACAGAAGTATCTGAGAACGTCTTCTTCCTTGTAGCTGCTCTCGATTTCATCAACGTACCAGTCATCGGCAACAAGTTCATCAAGGCT